CTCTAGATTATCGTCGACAATGGCTGACACATGATCATCAACATTCAAGTGTGATAGCCCGGGTCCAGGGTTTACGCTATCGGGAAGCTTGTAGGTTGACTTTATTACTTTCAGGAGATCGGCTCCGCCTAGAGTTGCTACTGATTTAATAGTATCCCCCAGCTCACCTTTCATAGCATTAGTATTTTTAAGTCTTTTGGCTTGTGCTATTAGTTGCTTAAGATCACCTACAGTCTTCAGGTCGTCTTCATCTCCAAATGGAACTTCTCCCTGTGTAGCAGCAGCCATATCTCGCCCGAGTGATGCGCGGCCTTCGCCGGATTCGCGCTCGTACTCGGCATCGGATCTTCCAAAAAGCCCCTCTTTCATGTGCCGTCGCCAGCTTTCCATTATAAGTTTCATATCAGACATGAGTTAGTACCGGTTGCGGAGTGGGTAATAGTAGTAGCCCGGACGCATAGAACCCTTCTCTGCATGTTGTGGAACCTCACCGTATTCAGTGGAGTCGCGGTCATCTGGGTGTGTATACATATCTTCCAACTCTTTCTCGTAATCGTCAGCCACCTTTTCTTGCTGGGCTTCTTTTACGAGCCACTCACCGATTACATAGACTGCAGCCTGAAGTGAGTTCACTTGTTCATTCGGGAAGATCTCACCTTCGAGAGATCGAAACACGTTCCCTCCTTGGATGCTTCCTCGATCCATGACGCCTTTATCCGATAGAAGTTCTAAAAGACGATTCTGGTAATCATAGACATCTTCAGTGGAGGTGGTCTTGGGGAAGGTCACTACTTTCATCTGCTCAGGCATCACTGCGATATCAATCTTTTGGTGATCCATAATAAGTAAAGATCCGTCCAAGGCCTTGCGGGCATTGATTTCTAAAGTGGCTTGTGGGCCGCCTATTTTGATTTTAATCATGCGCTACCAATTCCTGTACTAAAGACTGAACCTTGAGCACCTTGCTCAGATCCTTTTCAACGAATTCGCGCTTGCGGAATCCCTCTAAATAATGTTGTACCTCTTCTACTTTCTGGACTAGGAGTGGTTCGGTAGACTCATTAGTCGCTTCAGTGAGGGCCCCTTTGAGTCGGCCAATTTCCTCATTAAGGTACATACGCATTTCTAATCCATTATCGGCAAAACTAGTGACATAATGGGTAAGTAGGTCCTGCTGTTCTTGAAGGAGGCTACTATATTTGGTATTGAACTTTTTGATAAATGAGTGATAGGTTAGATTATCCAGTGGCTGCAGCGCTTCCGTCGGCGCCTCAGGGCGACGACTCATATTGTCGACGATGGCTTGTTCGAACAAAACACGCTTTTTGATAGCCGTCTTCTTGCTAAAAATCCCACTCACCGACGCTAACGATTTGAAGTTAGGAACAAAGGTGCTCCAAACTTCTTGACCCAGGTTCTTGTTGATAGCCGCAATGAGACGGGATTGAGCGTCGAAGACCGACCCTTCGTCTAGCTCATTATATCCCTTTTTGGTCTCTTCTAGGAGGCGTGAAGCTACCTTATCCTGAAGATTTGTAGTTTCAAGTAGCACCCGATACAAAGCCAACTCTTGCCCCAGTACCGTTTCTTTACTTAAGTGTTCCTTGAGAATTCCCACAATAGCTTTTTTGCGTGACAGTTTCTTGTCAACAATAGCCTTGGTTAGCTCTCGTGTCAGGGTTTCATAAATAAAAGCTGTATTTCTCTTTTTGTTATGTTTCATCTGTGTCTACCTCAGTACTCTCTAGCTGTTCAACCAGACGTCGAACCTTTTTAGTGTCCTCAATCAAGGTTGTTTCTGCGCTAGTATAAATAGAACTCTTTTGCTCTTCCAGTCCAACTAGTGACTTGAAATCCATTTTTCCAATCCCCAGGTCTCGAACTCTCACCCTGCCTGGACTGCGGGCACGGTTCGTGCCTAGGCGAGGAGCTTCGGGTATGGCAGTGTTTTTAATGTTCCGGCTTGTGGGTCCTGATCGGTCATGTCGTCGACGGTCGCCGCCGCGTTTTTGAACAGTCTTGTAGGAACTCTTTTCATAATGATTGACATCATCTGCTTCAGTCATATCCTCTCGGCGCCCGGGAGCTGTCAGAAGGGGCGAATCACCGCCTCCCCCTTCGTCTCCGCCGCCTACGTCGTCTCCTCCGAGATCACCCCCTAAGTCGCCGCCTAAGTCGTCACCGCCGAGGTCGCCTCCGAGGTCTCCACCAAGGTCGCCGCCAAGATCTCCGCCCAGGGCATCTTCAGCGCCTTGCTCTGTAACCGCTTCAAGGGCCTGCTGATACTTTCGATCATGGAAAGTCTCACGCTGGTTGCGCAGATACTCGTCATCAGAAAGCCCCAGAATATTCTGAGCCACCCAACGCTTGCTGTAGGTTCCCTCCGGGATAGCATTAGCTGTGTCGAACTTGGTTCGCAGATATTCTAATTGCTGTAGCTCGGCCAGTCGCGAGGGATTGTTTAGCTTAAGATCGAAGGAAAGCAAGTCCTCGCCGCGGAAGCCTAAAGTGTAAAGGTGAACCACTGCAATTTTCTCCAGTTCACTAATAATGGAACGCTGGAGCCGCTGGATGGTACGTGAGAATCGAATGTCTTTCTGAGCCAAAGTGGTCTTGTCTTCGGTGTCACCCTCTAGGTTCGTCAAATAAGACTGGGGGATCTTGATGGCTGCGAACATTTTGTCGCGCATATACTTGACGTCCTCAATATCGTCAAGAGATTTTGCACCAGGAAGAGAAGTAATGTCCGAACCCACCCCGCCTCGCATGGGGATAAAATAATCTTCTTCCAAAGAGAGAGGGTTATACCGCAAATCCACGCGACCGGTTGTGGCATCCACAAGTTGGTTTCGCTTCATCTCAGTCTTTACCTTCTCCATGTATTGGGCAACATCTTGAGGTGGAATGTTTCCTACGTCAATCTTGAAGATTCGTCGCTCGGGTGCTCGTACAACGCGATAAGCAATCATGGCGTCTTCTAAGAGCACCACCTGACGCCAAATGCGGCGAGCGGGGTCAAGAACCGATGTTCCGTAGGGAGCATGACGGTCGTTACCTAAAATGCGAAAATGGGCTACCTGCCAGTTCTCGAAGGTCATTCCGGCGCCGTTCCACTGATACTGAACATAATTGGGGTTAGATGAGTCTTGGCCTTCAAGACGCTCAACCTCATTATTTGGAAGTCCAATAACTGATGTCACTCCCATTTTCTCATCAATGTCTAAATATAAGAAGAAATCTCCATACTTACACATCGAGCGGGCCCAACCAAATGCATTGAAATCTAAATTCAAGACCTCATAAAACAAAGAATTGAGGATAGTTTTGATTTCCAGATTCAAACACTTAATGTCTAGCATCTTATCATACTCGTTGGAAGTGGTCATTTCATCAGCATAGATGTCGAGGGCCGAGGCAATCTCAGGCATGTATTCCATCTGCTCAAAGTCTTGGTATCTCTCTGAACGGTTCTGGTTACGAAATGCGGCAGAAGTAAACAAGTTATAGTTCTGCGACATGTTATTGTCGGCACGCTTGAACTCCTGGCCGCTCATAGAGCGGAAACGATAGCGATACTTATCTAAGTTATTGCGCTGATCCTGGCGGGCTTGCTGCGCTCTGAAATTTACAATAGGTCCTGAAAGTAAGCGGGTGAGTCGCTTAAATAGGGGAGATGCATTGTTTCTAGTGTTACGTGTATTGTTGGCCATAATTTATCCTTTTAATAAAGCGAAGTATTGATCAGTAAATTTTTCCGCTTCTGCACTCCGTTGAGATTCCTTTGTCTTTTTGTGGCCACGCATTCCATTGATGGTGGTGGAAATATTAGTTTTAGACGTAGAAATAGCTGACAGAAATTCTTTACTATACTCAATTCCTTTTTGACTTTCTACAATCACTGTATCTCTCACCCAACACCCTATCGCAAATGACATAACCAAATCGTCATTGTAACTTCTCATCGCCTGTGGTCGTCCGGCCTTCCAAATAAATGTTTTCATTTCGGAAAGCAAACGATTCGAGTTAATTTTAATTAGTTTATTTCTCATAAACTCTTCCATCTTAGCTACAATCAGGGGACGAGTTTTAGAAGAAGTAGTAAACCCAGGTATCACGTTAGACTGCCACTGCGCACTTATAGGATCCACATATGCGTGGTTTCCCTTAGCGGAGTAATATAGATTAGGATACCCTGTATCTTGCAACTTTTTAAGTACTGCGAACCCAATATTGTTGTTTTCTATCACCAACATAGGATTGCCGTACTCCGCACAAACATTGGCCAGGATGTCAGCAAAATCATCTGGGGTGGGTTTTCCTACATATTCTGCCACTACTTCCATACTTTCTAGCTCAAATACATGAAAGGCACTATTGTCCTTACCGTCGCCGCGGGCAACGTCGGCCACCACCAAATGAGTCTTCTCCGGGTCATGTTTTTTCCAGATCCAATAATTGCGGTCAAAACCTGTCCGATACTCTGGCGCCAACGCGCGTTCCAAATACCATTGAATGTCATCAGGGTGGACGACAGTTTCGCCGGAGACGTTGAAGTTGCATTCAAGCTCCTGTGCAATCTGGCGTTTAGACATGTTTTTGGTTTCTTTTTCAAACCAGATTTTGTTTCGATCGGGATGGACGTCCCACATCAATGTGGTCATGTTGAACGCATTGGTGCCTGCTTCGGCTTCAACACAGTTCTGGTGGAACCAATTACCCACGCCGTTGGGAGTGGACAGTGCAATACACCGACCACCCGTCGATAGCGTCGGGTAGAGAGCGGTCCAGAGGTCATCAAGCTTTTCAACGTGTGCGGCCTCATCAATTACCAACAGCGACAAAGCTTCTGAACGACCAGCGTCTCCCGAGGTGGAAGACCCTTTTATTTGGGATCCATTCTTAAGTTCGAACGATGTACGGTTATCTATTTCAATATCCGCAATTCTCATCCACGACGGGAGGTTCTTGATAATTGCTTTTACTTTTTTAACCAGATTGGTGGCCGTCTGGAGTTTGGTAGCAACAACTAGAATATTCTTATCGCGATGGAAAAGCATAAGCCATGCGATATAAGCTGCTGATATTGTTGAGATTCCGAGCTGTCGGGCTTTGAGAATGATATTGAAACGATAGTCGTTAAAATCCTTTAGCA